GGGTGCTGCGACGGCTGCGACGTGATCGGCATGTGGGTGAGGTCGTGGATCTGCTGATCCGTGAAGCCGCTGCCGTTCCCGAACTCAGGCGTGCGGCCACCGCGGCCAAACTCCTGCCGGCGAGCGCCCCGGTAGGCCGCCTCGATCGCAGCGATCTCCTGCGGCGAGGTGATGTCCTCGGCGCCCTCGTGCTGCACCCATGACGGTAGGTGGCCGATCTTCTGGTCGGCGAAGCGCGTCTCGCCCTGCGAGGCGGTGAGGTTGCGCTCGGCATGCGGGCCGAAGTTGACCCAGCTGTTCTGGCCGCGCGTCTCGTTGGTCATCGCGATGCGGGCCAGCGGCGAGTACATCGCCGCGTGCGAGCGCCAGGCGTTTTCTTCGCCGTCGTGCCGGAAGCCGACGCCCTCCTTGGCGTGGCCGAAGTAGTCGTGCGTCGCGCGGAAGATGTCGTTGACGGTGGCCGGCTTGCCGTTCCAGCGCTCGCCAGAGTCGGCCAGCAGCGGGTTGTCGCGGATGTCCTCGGGCGTGATGCCCCGGTCGCCGTACCCGAGGTGGGTCGGGTAGACGAACATGTGGTTGTTCTTGTTGATGTCCTCGATCGCCAGGCGCGGCGAAGGCCCGTAGGGATCCTCTTCGCCAGACCAGAACTCAGGCTTGAAGCCGGCCCGCCTGGCGGCGTGGTACTGCGCCATCGTCTCGCGGATCATCGCCGCGTAGGCGGCCTTGGTCAGCGGATGGTGAGGGTCGTGCGGCATCGCCTCGAAGGCCTCAGCGATGCGGCGGCCGCGCTCCGGGTCGACCTTGGCGTAGGTGCGTGGCGGCGTGTAGCGCAGGCCCCGGCTGGCGACGTAGTCGGCGGCGACCTTGCGGATATGCGGGTTGGGGCCGGCGGTGACCGCGCCCTGGCCGGGGACCTTTATTCGCTGCGGGAGCCCTTGTAGAGGCTCGGTATCAGGCGTTCCGGCACCTTCGGGAACCGATGGCGGAAGTGCGCCTGCGCCTCCTCGAAGTCCTCCTGGCTGTCGAAGTCCTCCCGCTTGGGGGCGTGCCGGTGCAAGTGCGGCGGGATCACTCGGGGCATTGTTCTCTCCTCCATCGGCCCGCCGCTGGCGCGCCGCGCGCATCGCGGCTGCTACAGCTTGGTCCTGCGGATGACCAGCCTGAACCATCTCGCTGATGTTGCGGCTGATCGTCTTCTCGCTGGATCCGGTGGCGAGCGGCATCAGCTGAAGCTAACGCTGAGGGTCGACCCGGCGCCAGGGATGACCACCAGGCCGAGGTTGAAGGGCAGGTTGATGAAGTAGGAGCCCACCGCCTGCGGGATCACCGCCAGCACCGGCGCCACGGCCGCCGTGCTGTTGCTGTCGACCAGCGTGCCGGCGGCGGTGCCGGCGACCGTGACGTTGACGTAGGCGATGCGGCCTGGGCCCTGCTTCAGCAGCTGCGAGCCGGCGCTGGCGGCGATGCCGCTGCGCGACTGCTGGCCGTTCACCGCCAGGTAGGTCTGCGCCGCCTGGGCGATGTTCGACGCGACGTGCTGCACCGCCGTCAGGATGTCCGATAGCGACGCGCCGGCTGGGCCCTGACCGTGGCCAGGGTGGCTCGAAGGGATGTTCCGGTTCTCTTGGAACGTCATCCGTAGCGGCCTGCCGGTTGGCCGCGGTAGCGGAAGCGGCCCATGCGCCAGAACGAACCGATATCAGACGAGGCAACCTTCAGCGAGAAGAGGCGCCCGCGGGCGCGCGGGTTGAACCAGCGCGAGGCCTGCGTGGCGGTGAAGGGCCCGTAGGTGCGCTGCGCGTCCTCGGGGAAGTCGCGGACCAAGAAGCTGATGCTCAGCGTGGCGTTCTGCGGCTGGTTGTAGTCGCCGAACCTGGCGTCGGGCCACAACTCGTCGAGGAACGTCATCTGGTCGCCCTCGGAGAGGGTGAAGTCGCCGGTCGCAAAGCTGGACAGCAGCGGCGCGCCGTCGGCGTCGTTGCTCGTCTCGTGCTGATAGACCAAGAGGCGGTTGGGGTCAGCGCCGATCGGCGGGCCCAGCACCGACTGGTCGATCCAGGCCGAGCGCGACAGCAGACCCACGTCCCACCAGCCGAGCGCGTAGTTGTACTTGAGGAATGTCGTGTTTTCGCCGTTTCCCCCGATGGTCGGGATATGCCAGGCGATCTCGTTAAACCTCGAGTTTACAGCAACCCTGATCTTGCTGATGTTAGCAACGTCGAGGTCTTGGAAGGCCACGTCCCAGACTGGGCACGCCAATGGCTGTACACCCTCACTGGTTAATGAGTATAGTTGAGTAGGTCCCATCCAGTACACGACGCCATTAGCTGCGGCAGCGGCTTTTCTACTGATCAGGCCGCAGCCGGTGGCGATCTCGTTGAAGGCCCAGACGCCCGGCAGGTTGATGTACTGCACCGACCAGATCGAGAGGTCGGTCCACAGGAAGCCCTGCTGCGGCCCCTGTAGGCCCCCGACGATCTTGGAGCCGCGCGGCAGACGCCAGCTGCCCGCCTGGTTGGTGGGCAGATCGAACCATTGGTTAAAGTTGTTGAGGTCGCACCAGCGCACCAGTAGCGGATCCTGCACGCCGGTCACGGTCGAGCCCCAGCACATGATCTGTCGCTGCGGCATCGCCACGTAGAAGCCGTCGTTGACGGTGGGACCCTGGCTGATCACCGAGGCCTGCGGCGAGCCCGACAGCGGGTTCCAGGCGTAGAGCGGCTGGTTGAGGGTGCCGTTGATCGGGCACGCGATCAGCACCTCGCCGAAATTATCGAGGGTCCAGTCGGTCGCGGCGATCGGCGCGCCGGTGGCCGGGTTGGCGGGCGAGCCGGCGCCGCCGAACGGGCCCGCGCCGAAGCCGTTCTGGCCGAAGCCGGTCGCCGGCAGGGTGGGGCCGATGCCGAACGAGTAGGCGAGGCGCACCTGGCCGCCGTTGATCGGCACGGTGGCCGCCGCGGTCGCCTGGGTCTGCGCCATGATGGTGAACGTGTTCGCCGAAAGCACCGACTGCACGAGGTAGTTGCCCGCCGCCAGGACGGCGCCGCCCACTGAGCCGCCGACCAGGATCGGGTAGGTGGCGTCGGCCACGTAGTGATGGTTCGGCAAGGTGACGGTGATCAGGCTGGTGTTCAGCTGGCTCGTGAAGGTCGCCACCGCGCCTGGTGAGTCGGCGGTGGCCGCCGGCAACTGGTTGCCCAAGATGTCGAGCGCGACGATCTGGTAGTGCGTCGCGTCGACCTGTTGCACCGGGTAGCTGCCGAACAGCACCAGGCCGCCGACCGCGACGTGGGTCTGGATGTTGACGGTGTCGAAGCTGGTCACGCCCTGCGTCGTGGCGTCGGTGATGGTCACCAGCGGCGAGCCGGCGGTGGTCGCGAAGGCCACCGCGATGTCCTCGGTCTTGCCGGTGGGCGTGATGTCCCGCACGCCCTGACCCGGCGTCGCCACGGCGAGCTGCGATCGGCCGCTGAAGGCGTCGGTGCCGTAGGCCAGGTGGGTGACGGCGTTGGTGTCTTCCCAGCCCCACAAGCTCCTGACCGCCGCCGCGGTGGTGGTCAGCAGGTACTTCGTCCAGCCGCCCAATTTTTGGATCATGGGCTGGCCGGAATTGTCGAACTGGAAGCGGATCAGCTGGCTGAAGCTGATGCCGTACTGGTTGAGCGCGGGTGTCCTATTGATGTTGGTGCCGTCTGCAAGCTCGACCGCGGCGTGAGGCATGGCGCGTCACCGCGTGGGGGTCGCGACGGGCGACTTGGGCTGCGACGACCAGGCATCGGCCTGGAAGCGCTTGCGGTATTCCTCCTTGTCGATCGGGGTGAGCAGCGCCTGGTACTGGTTCTCGTAGGACTGCGCGAGCTGCGGGTCGTCGGACTGGCGACCGAAGTCGCGCTGGTAGCCGGCGACGTAGATCATGCACGCCATCACCAGCAGATCCGGCAGCCAGATGGAGATCCACGTCGTGCTTGAGCCGGCCGCGGCGCCACTGGCGAAGGTCGCCAGCGAGGGGGCGCGGATCGTGCCGTAAGCGTAGATCGCATAGGCCTGGTCCGGCGTCGGCCCAACCGCGACGATGGTTCCGGTGAGGCCAGCCGCGAAGCCGCCGATCATCGCGAACACCTTCGGCGGTCCCAGCGGCGCCTGCGCCAGGGTCGCCAGGATGTAGTCCCGACTGACCGGGGTCAGTGGATAGAAGCGGCCGGTGCTGTCGAAAGCCCCCAGCGACTCGATGACGACGAAGTCGGCGGCCGGGATGGCGAGGTTCGCGTTGCCGGCGGTCAGATGGTAGACATCGCCCGCGCCGCCGTGCATCGCGAAGAGGTCGAGGTCGCGCTGGATGCGCTGCTCGGCGTAGGTCAGCATCTGCGGGATCACCGCCGTGAACTCGGGCTGGTTCAGCGGCGTCACCACGCCCGAGACAGTCGAGTACTGGTAGGGCGCCAGCAGGCAGACCTGGGTGACGAGGCCGTTGTAGGTCAGCGGGATGGGCGTGGCGGCGGCCATCTCAGGGCGCCGGGTTCGTGGCGTCGGGCGGCGGCGCGGGCGGGGCCAGCGGGTCTTGCGAGGGGCGGGCGAAGACCGGCAGCGGCCCCAGGCTGACAGCCGCCGGTAGCTCCGCGCCGTCGAACGGGTTGATCTCGGGCAGCCTCGCGCCCATCGACCCGAAGTAGCCGGGGACGACGCCCGCGTCCTGCTCCAGCGCCGCCATCAGGTTGGAGAAGGTCGCGAAGGCGTAGGCCACCGAGAGCGCCTGCTGCGGGAACTGCGGCGACTGGATCGTGGTGCGCAGAATGTCCAGCGCCTCCCGCGCCCGCACGCCCTTGGCGTTCAGTTCTCGGGGGTCGAGCATCACATCGGTCCTTCCGTTGACATGACGTACCACCAGCCGCCGGGCGCGGCGGCGTTGGCGTTGCCGACCCACTTGAGCCGGACGATGGTCTGCTGGCCGCCCTGGCCGATGTTGATGGTCGGCGTCGGGGACTTCACCGTCGCGGTGTTCCACTGCACGACCATGCCGCCAGAGATGCCCGAGGCGGGACTCAGGAAGAGGTCGATGTCGACGATCAGGCCCGGCCCGAGCGGCTGCAGGCCGAGCACGGTGTTGTTGGCCGAGACGGTGCAGACCACGTTCGACTGGTTGAAGTAGAACTTGCCGATGGTGAACGGGCTGGTGGCGGCGCTCACCGCAAAGCGCGGCGGCTGCGTGAACTGCGCGCCGCTCTTGTAGGAGAACGAGCCGGGCGCGCCCTCGCCAGGGCGGATGGCTTGGCCGGTGATGTCGCCCGGCAGGTAGGGGTTGTCCATCCGGCCGATGTTGCTGACCTTGCCGTAGCCGCCAAGCTGGCACTGGTCGAGCGCGCCGACCCCCCAGAACACGTCGTAGTCGATGACCATGTGGGTGAGGGCGCCGTCAGCGATGCCCGCGCTCCAGTAGCCGAAGCCGTCGATCTCGCTGTAGTTGGCGTTTTGCGGGGCGCCGTGGGCGTCGACGATGTCCCAGAGCGGCGGCGTGGTCGAAGCGACGGCGGCGAACATCTCCTCGCTGGAGATCGGTGAGCCGAGCGCGGGGTTGATCACGTAGACGCCGACGCCGCCGGTGGTGTTGGCGCTCATCGCCTGCGACGCCACCAGCAGGTTGCCCAGGCCGTTCAGCGCGTAGGTGCCGGTCCCGCCCCGGCCGGTGCTGGACTGGCTTGGGATGATGGTCGCCTGCGCGGTGAGGCCCACCGCGCCGCCGGTCACCGGCACGTTGACGGTCTGGCCGATGCCCAGCACGCCGCTCGCCACCGCTGTCACGGTGAGGACGTTACCGGGGGCACCAGCGCCGTTGTCCACGGTGGCGGTGAACGCCGCCGCGAGGCCGCCGCCGCTAAGGTTCCACATCGCGGTCATCGCCTCGGGGCCGACGTTCAGCCCACCGGCGGTGACGTTGTAGAGGCCGATGCCGCCGGTCGCGCCGCTGATCTGCGAACTGAGGAAGACGCCCGCCGGGACGCCAGCGCCCTGCAGCAGTTGACCCGGCACCAGCGTGCCCGAGGTGATCGCGGTGACGTTCACCGTGCCGGTGCCCTGGATCTGGCCGGTGAAGGCGCACTGGCCGACAAGCTGCGCTAAGCCGCTGACGTTGTAGGTGCCGGCCCCGCCTGGCGGACCGCTGGTCTGGCTCAGGATGACGGTGCCGGGGTTCACGTTGGCGCCGGTCAGCGGCGAGCCTGGGCGCACGGCGCCGGCAACCACCGCCTGCACGGTCAGCACGGTCCCCTTGGTGACACCGCCGCTGCCGTCGTCCACGTAGCCGGTGAACCCGGCGCCGAACGCGGCGATCTGAGCCGGCGGGGTGGTCGGCAGGCCGGCGCCGCCGGCGAGGGCTTGGCCCACTGCCAGGGTCCCGCTCGCGACCGCGCTCACCGTCAGCAAGGCGCCGTTGATCAAGCCAGTGAAGTCGGCGCCGATGTCCTGGGGGTACTGGAACGTGTACTGGCCGGCGCCGCCGGCCGGGCCGGAAACCTGCCCGATGAGGAAGTTGTAGCCGGCGGCGGACGGCACGGCGCCCAGCAGGATCGGGTTGGTGGGCGCGCCGAAGACGTTCGCCACCTGTCCGTGCGACTGCATATACCAGCCGCTGGAGCTTGGGTGCTGCGGACCCTGCACCTTGCCCGACAGCGCCATCGTCGCCCCGTGGGTGGCGGGGAAGGTCGCTTGGTTGGGGAGCATCACCCAGTCGCCCGCGTTGAACGGCTGAGCCGTCTGCAGCCGGTTGAAGCCGCCCGCGATGGTGGCGCCCCAGCCGGTTGCGTTGCGGGAAAACTGACCGAAGTGGGTAGTCGCGCCCCAGTTCGGCGCCGCGCCGGCCGAGGCGCCGAAGATCTTCCACCACGTCACGTTCTTGTTCGCGACGGCCTGCGTCAGAGTGATCGTGTTGGCGGTGTTGGACTGGATGACGACGGGGTTGCCCGAGACGTTGGACGTGTAAGGCCAGATGCCGAGGCCCGCCCACTGGTTCGTCGTCCAGCCAGGGCTGGGCGTGAACGAGAGCACCGTCGTCGTCGAGGTAGGATCGGCCTGCATCCAAGGCGGCCCGCCATCATCGACGAGCATCACCACGGAGTAGTTGTTGGCCGCGTTGACCACTCCCAGCAGCGTCTGGGGGATCCAGTGCATGTTGGGCGACCAAGAGAGGAAGTAGCCGCCGGTCGTCCAGTTCATCACGCTGGACTCATGGCTGATGTCGATCATCCCGACCGTGCCCTCGGAGCGGGTGCCGATGCACACGCACGACTCGGTGGCGACCTGGGCGGCGTAGAAGTCGGCGCCCCCCAGGTGCAGCTGGTTGCGCTGCGGGGTCTGGTAGTAGTTCTGGGACAGCGTCGTGTTCTCGGTCAGCATCGTGTAGGCGCTGAACGAGCCGCCGAAACACCCGATGCCGTAGCGGGGACAGGCCTGGGTCTGGCCGCCGAAGAAGGTGCCGGCGATGGCGTTGGCGCCGCCGAAGGTGAAGCCGTCATCGAAGCCCTGCACCCAGCACTGGATGAACACCTGGGTGTCGCCCTGCGCGTAGCCGCCCTCGGGCGAGATCGCCACGCCGCACTTGCTGGTCCCGTAGTCGCCGCTGATCGACCAGTCGTGCAGCGTGTTGTTCTCGACATCGAGGCCGGGCGCGCCAGGGGTGTGCGAGAGGCTGACGAGGTAGTTGCTGACGCCGCCGAGCGATGCCGTCTGGTCGACGACGTTGAGACTTTTGACCGTGCTGAAGGCTAGGGTATTGAACTTGATCGCCGGGCCAACGTTCGACGTGTTCGTGGCGTTGCCGAGCCAGACGAGGCTGGTGCCGCGCTTGCTGGCGAACAGCAGATCGAGCCCGTCGCCGTTCACGATCAGCATCTGGTTCAGGTACATCGTGCCGCGCGGGCAGAAGCCAGGGATGTTGCGGTAGTATTCGGCACCCACGGTGTTCCATGTCGGCCCGCCGACGCCGGTCATGGGGCCTGAGGGGACGTTCTGCTTGACGCCGACATACCAGTCGGCGTTGGCGCCGACCGCGCCACCCGGCGGCCCGTCGATCTGCGGGCCGACGATGGTGCCCGGCAGCACGCCGTTGAACTGGGTGGCTGGCGGGTAGGTAGGGCTGATGATCTCGTCGCCGGCTTGCAGCGGCGGGCCGGTGTTGTCGTAGCCCGGGGCAGTCAGGACGGTGTTTTCGCACCAGCCGGTGAACTTGCTGCCCTTGTCGGTGGTCATAAGGATCGCGGCGGTCTGCTCAAGGCCGTTAACCACCCAGTAGACGTTCGGGTCTGGATCGAGGGCGCTGACGAAGGTCCCCGGCGCGACGCCAGGGCCGGTGATCCCCTGGCCGATCCCGAGGAACTGCGGCCCCGTCAGCCACTGGCTGATGCGGACGCGCCCGTCGTTGTTCATGCTACCGATGAAGGTCGACTGCGGCGCCGAGCGCTCGCCCGCGCAGGCGTAGATCCACTCCTGCAGCGCCACGAAGTCCCACATGGTGCCGATCGGGTAGGGCTGCGCGAGCTGCACGCCGACGCCGCCGTCGTCGGCAAGGCCCACCCACTGCGCGTTCGCGTCGATGTCGGCCTGGGTGATCTTCGCCGGCCCCGAGCCCAGCGTGGTCGGGTTGCCCTGGGCGTCGGGCGGCCCTGAGTAGAACCACGCGGCGTTGATGCGCTCGTCGTAGACGCGCCACCAGAACTGGCCGCTGGCGTCCTTGATCCGGGTGCCGCCGTTGTCGGGCAGCGTGGCGGGGCCGCGCACAAAGACGCCGCCCTTGTAGATGTCGTTGAGCAGCACCGAGGTGACCGCGTCGGAGAAGTCGGAGCCGCGCAGGGTGGCGTAGTCGGGGACGCTGGGCGCGCCCGCGCCGCCGCCGGTGCCGCCGCTGGGCGTGAAGGCCTGCTTGATCCGCACCCGGCGATCGACGCCAGCCTGGTTGATCCAGAACTGCTCCTCGCCCGAGACGCTGATGGCGGGCGGCAGGTTGGGGATGGTGAAAAGCGGGTTGCCCATCAGTAGTACAGCCCGCTGATGCCGACCCAGTAGACGTTCGCGCCGCTGGGGACGTTGGCCACCTGCAGGGCGGTCTGGGTGGCGCCAGAGCCGTAGGCGGTGATCCCGAGCCGCCCGTCCGTCAGCGCCTGCCCGAGGATGAAGGTGCAGCCGCTTGGGAAGGTGATGCCGCCCGAGGTGAAGGCGCTCATGTAGGAATTGTTCTGGGTCGGGATGATCGGCAGGCCGCCGATGCGCAGCGCGCCTGAAGCGGTCGCCCAGGTCAGCGTGAACTGCAGCAGGATGTTGATGTAGACGGGGCCGCTGGGGCCGAAGCTGAAGTAGAACCCAACCTGCTGGGTGTAGGTGACCGCGACATCGCCCGGCGTCGTGAAGGTGACGGTGGGCGTGAACGGCGCCGCCGCGAAGGGCATGTCGGCGGTCACAAGCTTGCGGCCCGCCGGCACGCCGGACCCGCCGCTGGCCGGTCCCGCCCAGAAGCGGTTCTGGCCGATGGCGGGCCACACCGGCAGTTGCGCGAGGGTTTCAACACCGGCAGCGCTCAGCGTCAGGGCGTCGGTCGTGCCAACTCTGATCGCGAACGGCTTCTGGGTCGCGCCGCCGCCGATCCCGGCGGTTATCCGAGCCGCGTCGGCCATCATCGCAAGCTGGAGATAGTTGACCGCCGGCGCCGAGGAGGCGAACACGTCGCTGTCGTAGATGTTGATGCCCGCCGGCACAGACGCGGCCGACGCACCGTTGGGCATCAGCGACACCACCATCTGCGTCGCTGGCGTCGCTGGGTAGAACGTGGCGTTCGGGTTGCCCAACGCCACCTGTCGCTGCACCAAGTCGAACTGCGTCGCCCCAGGCGGGTTGATGATCAGCCCGAGGTTCGCCTGGACGCTGCCGACGAAGCTGGCGTTCTGGTTCTGATCGAGCGTCAGCGCCGTCGCCAGCGCACCAGCCGCGCCCGCCGTCCGCGTCGAGAAGACCAACTCGCCCGAGACGTTGAGCGCCCCGGCGAAGGTCTGCACTTGCGCGGCGACGTTCGCGATCTGGACATACGCCGACCCGTCCCAAACCGTACCCTGGAAGATGGCCGCGACATCGCCGCTGACCACCGCCGTGGGCGCGGCGAGCGTGCCGCGAGCCTTGATCCCTTGGAAGATCGGCCCTTGCGCGGCGTTGAAAAACATCGAGGCGTTGAAGTTGGAAGCCACACCGTCGCCTATCGCCTCGATGCTGAAGTTGGCGGTGTTGCCGTAAGCCGACAGCAGGTTGTTCGGCGTGCGGGTGAGCGTGCCGACATGGACGCCGACCGGGTTCAGGGTGGCCCCGCTCGCCAGCACCACCGCGCCCGAGCCGGTGACGCCGTTGGAGAGGTTACTCGCGGCCAGCGGCACGCCGTTGATCT